TGATGATCCAGATCGTGCAAGTATATTAGAAGTAAAAATAGAAAAAATAGAACGAGCTAAACAAATGAAAGAAAATGGTCATGATGATGAAACTATTTATGTAGATGTTTGGAACCATCCTGATGAATGGTGTCAAGGTACTTGTGGTGGATTTAACACTTGGGAAGCCCACAACGCAGGTTTAGATACATGTTTTGACTGTAAGGTAGAGGCAACGGATTAATGGGAGTTCCAAAAAGATTAACAGAAATGCAACAGAGATTTGCGGAGCATTTAGTATTCGGTGGACCAGATGGTCCTATGTCTAAACGTGAGGCAGCTGTTGCAGCAGGGTATTCACCTGCTCGTGCAATGCGGGAAGGATCTGAATTAACTAACCCAAGATATTCACCATTGGTAGTAAAATATATTGGTGAGTTAAAAGAAGAAAGACTTCGAAAACATGAAGTGACATATGAAGGACACGTCGCAGAATTAGCTAGGTTGAGAGAAGCCGCTTTAAAGAAAGGAAGTTTTTCCAGCGCTGTAAATGCTGAAGCCAATAGAGGAAAAGCAGCGGGACTATATATAGACAGAAAAATAATAAAAACAGGTAAATTAGAGGAGATGACAGAAGAACAACTAGAAGCAAAAATGAAACAAATTTTAGACGACTACGCGCCTCTGTTAAATGTAAAGACTGTTGATGCTGAAGCATTAGAAATTAAATCTTCTGAATCTTCCGAACCCACTGACGAGGTATCATCGTCCGATCACCAAAAGAAAAAGAACCATCATCTTCCCGATCAAAAGAAGCAAAAAGTTTAATAGCTTTATCATCTTTAGAATATAACCAACCTTCATTGATTGGTCTTGCTAACCTCATCTTATCAAACTCCCTATCAGTAGCCCAGCCAGAGTCACTCACACAATCGATCCACTCCACCCTGACTTTAGGATAAGGTATGTCGGGAGTTCCAAATGAGGCGACAGCTTTTCTTCTTTTCTTAGGCATAATATCTTATAACACAATTCTGCGAGCCCTGCGAGGGGTAGAAGCAGATTTTATTTTTATTTTCAAAAAAAAAATTTTTTTCAGATTTACCCCTCGCAGGTTTCGCAGCCTATATAAATCAACACTTCTAGCCTTCGCGCTACCCCTCGCGGACCCCTCGCAAAAGTCATTTACCCCTCGCAGATTTTGGATTTTGGACAGATTTCAGTGTCCTTGATCAAATTTTCGCTAATTTACCCCTCGCGCTGCGAGGGGTAAATCGGTTTTTGCGAGCCCTAGAACCTAATCCGAGCCCTAATTTGTGCCATAATATTGCCTTAATATTGCCATATTCTCTTTAGCGTCTGCAACTTTATGTAACAGCTTATCAATCTCGCCGGTGACGTCAGTATGTTCTACAATTACAGGTTGTGTACCATTTAGGAGATAATCTATTTTTAATAGCGCGTCCTCCATCTCATACTGGTATTTCATTATTAAAGTTTTATATATTTGCTCTTTCATTTATCCTCCTTCTTTTTTAAAGAATCTCCAAACGTGCCTGTAAAGCCCCATGATCCATGATGCGTGGTCCATGAGTCGAGATTCCCGTAAATTTTAATGTCAAGGCTTCTAACGAGCTCACAGAAGGCTAAATCTTCACCTTTCCATTCATGGTCCTTAAAGCTTGTATCCCAAAAATTATACATGTATCTATCTATCGCACCTTTATACCCCACCTCTTTATCCATCTTATCTTGGTGTTCTTTATCAAATTTAATTTTTTTATCAGGATACTTGTCCATCAACGTTCTAAATACAGATCTATTAATTAACATTAGACCAGCCGGAGCAGACTTCAACTCCACTAAATCAAAAGGTAGTATTTTAATATTATCAGGATCAACATGTTCAACAGGATATTTAGTTTTTAAAGGATTTTCTTTTAATCTATAAGGAGTAACAACAATATCTTTTTCAGGCACTAACATTCTTAAGGCAGTTTCATGGGAGAACTCTACATCAGCATCTACACATAACATATAATCATACTCAGACGCCATGAATCCTGCGGTTAATAAATTTCTCGCATGAGTCACTAGAGAAGATTTAACCGACTTAAATATACACTCAACCCCAGACTTAGCTAATACCGCGTACGTGTTGAGGATGGAAACACATGTTTCAACCTTCATCATATCATAACAAGGCATAGCTATAAATACTTTAGGCTTTTTCAAATTGTTTTTTAAACTCCTTTATATCAAATGTGACTTGTTCTTTCTCATCGAATTGTAATTCGTGATACATATCTAATCTCTTCAACCATTTATGTTTCCAAGACCTTAAATCAGCGTCTTGAAACTTGAATTCTTGGTAATATAAGTCAGGAGTACAGATCATTATAATACCCTGTCTAATTTCTGATTGATAAACATAGTCATGTGCCATACAATACGCGGCAATTTGTAAAAAATAATCCTCAATCCACTCTAATTTCTTCGGGCGATTTGATTGCTTAAAATCGATAATAGTATCTAAACCATTATGATTACATACCAAGTCAGTACTGCCAGCATATAACCCAGGATAATGCAACGTGACTTCCGAGCCGTAATACTCTTCCACAGGGAGTAACCCTTCTTCAATAATTTTTTTGGCCATGGGCTTCGCCTCTTGTCCGATTGGCGTAAGATCATCGTAACCAATTCCCGATACATGAGACTCGATGAACTTGTGCATGGATGTTCCCCGCCTACTACTAAGATTTTTGATTCGTTCCGCTTCTTGTTCTCCAACTTTGGCCTTCCAGTCTTTTAAAAATTGTTGATTTTTGGTACGCCCTAATATCGTAGTAACAGATGGAAGTCTAGTACCAATGATGTCATAAATTCGATGTCCTGATTCATGATCCGTGATCTGTTTTCCTTCTATATACTTGTATTTATTACTTTTTTTCATTTCTTTTACCGTATAATTTCTGCCACGACCAGGCGTTAAGTTTACTTGACCAGTGGTATATAAATTCTAAAAATTTTTTTTTCATCTTGTCCTCGCAAACATTTCATTATAAACTTTATCTAAAGTTTCTATTATTTTATTTTTATCATTTTCTAAATAAACTGCAGCCTGTAATACTCCTTCTAAATTATCGTCCAGTTTTCCTATCCCTGTATTACAAGCTCTACACAACCATCCTCTAAAGATAGTTGATCCATGAATATGATCTAATTGAAGTTTTTTTGTTTTTTTATGACAACGTTCACAACGCTCAGGTTTGGGGGGAGCATTCTTTCTCACCGCGGAACTCTCTCTTTTACTTATGGTAACACATTGGCGGCAAATTTTCTTAAGATGCCAGGCCCCATCACCTCTTAGAACTTGGGTTGTAAATGCCATTGTGGGAAGAATTTTATGACATTCTTTACATTCCTGCATATCGGTTTCTTTTCCTACAATTTTAGTCTCTCCCCTATAGTGGAAATTTTCATGGTCCTTATATTTTTGTTTTTTAACACGATATGCTTCTTTTTCCCAATAGGGAACCGTATTTAAATTTAAATTTCTTTTTGGTCCAGGCATTATTTCCTAACCTCAATGGTCCATGGTGCGTTAGCCGTGCGCAATCCATCCTTGCTCTCGTCCCAATATCTTTTACATAAATTTCCAGTACGCGCTATAAACTCATGCTGCATTTCATGGTGTGGATTGTAAGGACGTCTTATCTTTTTACCATCCGACTTTGAAAAATATTTAATGTAGTATTTGTTTTTACGTGTCATAATCCCCGATTTTGTTTTTAACAGGTTTCCATTCATTATCACCGACTTGTTTTAAACTATTGAGAGGGACTTGAGACGATACATTCCCAGCCACAGAAATTCTTTCAACATCAGATTTAAAAGGAGCCACATAATGTTTTAACCATGCAGGAAATATAAACATATCTCCTACTTCAGGAAAATATGATTGATATGTAATGGCCTGTCTATTTCCTTCACCATATATAAAACTAATTCCACCAGGGCCAGCGCTTCTTCCTTTATATTCTTTAAATTCTTTTTTTATTTCTTCTGGTACTTTTAAATATATTACAAAAGATAAATCATCTGCATGATCATGAGGTGGGTTGAATTCATTTTTTCTTTGATAATTAATCCACATAGCTCTTAATAAATAACTAGGAGGTTGTTTAAACTTTTGATTTTTCCACTGTTCAAATATCCCAGTGTACATTTTTAAAAATTCATCAACGTATGGAAGTAAAAGTTTGTAGTTCCTAAATTTAAATTCTTTTTGAATGATACCAGCTAATCTATGTTGATAATCATTTGCTGCTACGCTTGAAGCTTCACCTTCTTTTAATAATAAGTTTTGAAATTCTGGAGTAGTTTTTAACTTAACTACACAGGGTCCCCACGTTAAAACTTGATAACTAACTTTATCTGTCATTTTTTATTACTTTCAATATTGTTGTCCAAGGATTTAAGTCGTAATCTACTCTAGTGCAACTTGTTAACAGTATTATCATCACCGTCAGAGTTACTAAAATGATTATCTGAAGTTTCATAAAACTCCCCTTCTGAGTCACAATCCCAACACTGATGAATCATTTCATCAGAGTTAAAGCTTGCAACTTTAACAAATCCATTACCCTTACAGGTTGGACAAATTAGTTTTCTTACTCTACCCTTTTTTAATTTTTCCATTTAACTTTTTCGCTTTTTCATTTGCTAAACATTCTACAGTTTTACTAATTGATAACTTTGCATCTGGTAATAAAACCTTAGACAAATTAATCAATGTCTTGTATGTATCATGAGTTAACGAAACATTTCTATATTTAGTTATATCGGTCATATGTTCCTTTCATTTATTTCTGATGACTATATAGGATTGAATGGAGATTTGTCAAGATGAAATTTATATTAAGTATGATTATTTGCACGAGTGTTTATCAACAGTGCATGGCCCCTCATCAAATGCCAGGGGATTACCCCACTCATTATGAATGCATTATGGCGGGCTATGAAGAGTCTGTAAAAAAGGCTAAAGAAATAGGACCCTCAGATGTGAATAAGTATGGGACTATTATAAAATTTTATTGTCAGCAAGTTCCAGACACCAATACGTAATTGACAATGTGGCAGAATTGTGGTAAAGGCTAAGACTTCTCACCACAATAACCTATCCCTTTAATCCCTCTTGGGGTAGGTTTATTTCATTTTCTTTTGAGTAATATTACCATCATCGTCTATCCACAGTTCCCATGCGGTTTTACCGTCATAGTAATATCCATGTAATGTTTTATTTTTTTTCATTTACACATACAACCAATCCAGTTTCCACTACCATCATTCATGATATGTAAATTTAATTCAGTTACATAACCCGTTAATTTTAATCTCAATATATCACACAGTTCAAAACAATCTGTCTCAGCTGTTATTACAATTCCCTCTAACATCTTCTTTGTCACTGGAATCAGTTGATACAGTTCGTCGTTCCAAATTATTAGGTCCATTATACTTCGAATTCTTCGTCCTGTCCCAATTTTTTGCGGCTTCGTTTATTTGGTCGAGTAGTGTCACCTGTGACCCTTCCCCATTTAATAATCCTTTCAAAATTTCTAGTTTTTAGTTTTATTTTAGGACCATATGGTTTCCAGGCATTTGCCATAAGATTTAATTCTATAACTAAATTAGTCCATTGTTTAGGTGTTATATTAGTTACGTTTATATTTATTTCTCTGTCTTTCATGTCCTATATATAGGATATCTAGGGATGTTTGTCAATGCCCTTTTTTACCTTTTCCACGATATTTTCCCATTCTTTTTTCGTGTTTATTACGGTTTTTCTTGTGACGTCCAGGTCTTTTTCTAGGTTTATCGCGTTGAGGTTTAGTTATTTTACCAAAAGAGCTTTTTTTACTCATTAAATTGTCTTATATTAATTTCATCTTTGCCTGTAACGTGAGGCATATAACTAATTTTACCATTTATTTTTTGTTCAATGTCTGAGCCACATGTTATGCATCTAAAAATAGTTTTGTATATAGAAACAAATATACTTTCTTCACCACAGTACGGACAGTTTCCATTTACAACTTGTGTTGGAATATTAATCTTGTCGAATCTTGTCATTGTTTTTTTTTCTATTATATATTTTCTTATTTTTTACCACAAGTTGACGATAACGTCTATTTCTTAAAATCTTTGCAATCGGGTTCTTTTTTTGATTCACTATTTTGTTAGCAGAGTAAATATAACGTAGGCCATACCAGTAATTAAAGCCCCTACAGATACTAATAGAATACTTTCTATTCTATTAATTTGTTTTTCTAGTTTGTGCATTTTTTCGTAAGTTTGTTTCTGCATAATTCTGCATAATTTTTCGTGAGAGTCTATTCGTTGTAATGCGTTTTGTTTAGCCATGATTATTCAATAATTAATTTTTTAATTGATTTAGAGCCATCAATATTATCTTCTAATTCAGCTTTACCTTTCCAACATTTGTAGGTTACTGATTCAGAATAGGTCCTTTCAGCTTCACGTTTATGTCGAAGACAAACTCCCATCGAGTCTTGAATACGTGCCTCCTTGATCTCTCCTCCTACAAACATTAATAATCCTATAACAGCTTCAATCATTGTTGG